CTGTATATGGCATCTTTTTTTCCTATTATAAGTCCGCAAACGAACTTCTTATTCTTAATGTATAAACAACTTGTATCTTTCGATTGGCACTTTTTTGTACCGGGTGAAAAATTACGTGAGTCAACAAATCGTTGTTGGCTGTATAAAGTGCTAGTTCGTCAAATACGTATGTACCATTCATATTGGTAGCTGTATCTGTAGTGTCTTGTCCAGTTGGAGTTCCGTAGTCTAATGTACAAGTGACAGTTACATCACTATATGCATTTGGACTAGTGTGGCTAGCTTCTGTACTGTTGTCTGCACTTCCGCTAATTGTTTCATCTACTGTTTGACTGTGTGTCTGATTATACAATGCTCCACTAGCACTGTTTGTATTTGTTGCTTTGTATGTAACAGCACCCAGTCCGTCTATACTTGTTCCTCCGTTACCAAAACGAAGTGTTTTAATTTCATATGTACTTGTTGCTCCTGATTCAGAAGCTAATAGGTTTGCAAGTGCAATGCTCATATTTTCAAAGTTTACAGCATTACGTCTACGAACCAGAACCTCACCTGATTCAGGATCCCAAATTTTAATATGACCTTCAATACCTATTAGTGGTGTTTCAATTTGTTCTAAACTCATAATATCTTCCAATTTATAATATTTATATCGATCCTTGCCCTGCATTTCTAATGAATGCATGCTCTGGTGAAATTCCTGCGGCACTTAGGCTTACACCGCTATCATTGTACGCCATTCTCAAATTATCACCATAATCAGAGAACTTTTCCAGTATCGGAATACGTGTTGTTGCGCCACTGTTTACTACAGTTGCACCGCTGTTGTGTGCTTTTTGTGCAGTTCCTAATGTGCCTCTTGTGCAATATAGTAAGTTATTACCACTTACTGCACTATATTCAATTCTTTCGCCGTTGATGTAAACAACTCCAGGAACTTCGCCTACACCAAATACTGTGTTAGGATTATCTAATACAGTTGCATCTGCTACAGGAATTGTTGTATCTAATCCGGTAACACTTGCAGTTGTTGTTGTCTTTTGTGCATCTACAATAACATTACTAAATTGTATGTCATTTGGTTGATATACACTCATTCTAAATGTTCTTGTATCAGATGTTACTGTATTTCCACTAGCATTTGTTTGAACACTAATTGCAATATTCTCTGTGAAGTCAGTCGGATAAAGTTCTTCACCCCATCCTTCACAAGCAGGTTGATCAAATACATTTCCATTATATATGAATTCGATATCATTGTCAACAGTTGTAAAATTAGCGTAATCTACTTGATTGCCAAATACAGTTGAAAATGCGCCGCCATCTAACACAAGATCACAATCCCAATCTCTTGTTGTATGATCGTTATGTTTAATTGTAATAGCCATATTTCTTGTTTGCTCGTCAACTTGTATATCAGTTGCTTCTGCATGAGTATTTGAATCTATTAGACTTAGCAACTTTGTATGAAAAGGTTTAATTTGATTAAAGTAATCTTCAATAGTTTCAATACTGTATCTTTGATACTTTTCTTTATTTGTTAGTAACTGATGTTTAACTTTTAGTTTGACATAGCTAGTTTTAAAAGCAAAATCATCTGTTGTATTTTGTAATATTGCTGAATATAGTAGCTTAAACCATAACTTGTTGTACTTAACTTTGTGACGACCTATGAATATTTTACTTCTTACAATATCCATTAACTTGCTTATTTGTTCACTACTGCCACTATCGTAAGGGGTCATTGCATAACCAGCTGAGTCAAAGCCATGTCCAAACTTACTTTCAAACCAAAATTGTTCACTAAACTCTAGTGTTGCTTTTTCTTTGTACACTAGTTTACTTTTTTCGTTAGTGAATAAAAACATTTCTTGTCGGTTTATTCCATCATCACCGATGTTGGTTTTAATTAAAACATAACTTCCGTCAGCTGGATCTACATCATTATTATAATCATCTAAATTATCGTATACCACGTCTGCTACTGTATTTGGATTGAAACTAAAAGTAGTTTTACCACTTGCATCTTTTTCTACTAGATACCAATCTTTATAACTTGTATAATTTCTAAGATTATAAGTTGTATTTCCTTTTACAAAATCATCAAATAATACTGTGTATCCGTTAATCTCATCTACAACATTTATCTCACCAACTAAATCATTGAGTGCTTCAATAAAATTTTGTCTTGCTTCTTGTATGTTTCTGAATAAAGTTTGTCTAGGTCTTACTAAGTGTCCATAACGATTATGTCTATGAAGATCGTAATCAGGTAAATGTTGTCCTTTCCAGATTTTAATATCATCTTCTTGAGTAACATCTATTAGACTATAATCATATATCTTACTCCAGTTAGTATTATTTAAATCTGTTGACGGATCGTTGTTCTGGTTTGGTTTTAAACTTGTGTAATAACTTCCATTGTGTAATACAACTGCATCTTGTGTATAAGCAGTAAAACTTGACCAAGTTGTATATGGTTTATCTTCAGCATAATTATTGTAACTTGCAAGACTATCTCTCATTTTAATATGAAAGTACTCTGGAATAATACAAGAAGGATCACCGTCAGCTAATAGCTTCCATTCATTCAATGGCATACTATTTGTATCTCCATAACTTTGATTAACTTGTACAACACTATTTTTGGTTACAAATGAATCAATGTTGTTTAGCAACAACTGACTATCACCACTAGCCGCCGCCCAACTTAATCCATAACCGTTTGGATTGGTCAGTAAAGTAGACAATTGTTTTACGTTGTACTGTCTAGATCCTTTGTATGAAAGTTTATCTTTGACCCAGAAGTAATACACACTTTCGTCTCGTTGTGTGCGTGGATTATAGTATACCTGTTCAGTCCAGTTATACACTTTTTCGTTATTAATTATATTAAAGTAGGCTTCGCCACTCGCTTCAGATCCGTCAATGACAATAGCATCATCTACAGCTTGACTCCACTGATCTGGTAAAACAGGAGATCTTGTCCACTCGTATATATCAATTGTTGCGCCGTCAGCTAGCTTACCCCAATTTGCTTGTTGATAATCTATTGTGCTTTGTTCGTAGTCTAAATAGATTGCAGTACTAATATTCCACCATCTGGTGCCTACCCATTCGTCTTTCCAAGCTGAGGTGTTTATAATTTCGCCATCGTTGGTATTATAGTTATAGCTAGCAATATCATTAACTAATTTGAAGTCAATTTCTTTATCAATAAATCCAAATATAATACCTTTAGCAGGATCATATGTTTCAATGTTTGCTATGCTAGTTCGACTTACTGCATCATATATTTTAACATTACTAATTAAATCGTTACGTGCTTGTTCAATTCCATTACGCACAAGATTCCAACTTCCATTGTTGTGACCGTTATTGTCGTCCCAATCACCTACCCATTTGTATACTGCACTTTTGTTATATCCATCGTCATCTACAAAAGCATAAATTGGATTAGCACTTTGTTGTTGTCTAGTTCCTGAGAAGTTATATTTGTAAACTCCGTTTACTTGTTGATTTTTCACACTATCTAAACTATTGTATGTGTCAAATCTAACTGGTCGTAATGGATATACGTTTCCTGCGGCGCCTTCTTCTTGGATATATTCGTCAATATAAAATTGTGCAGTATTACTAGTATCAACTCTGGTTACTTTGTGTATTCCGTCGATGCTTGGTGTTGTAGCACTGCCTCGTATTAATACAAAATCACCTGCTACTAAGTTATGTGCTTGTGTAAGATTTGAAGGATTTCTAGATACAGTAATTTGTGCTTCATCTGCACTATCAACTCCAGCACAACTTTTTGAAATATACATATCAAAATCCATTGTTTGATATACTTCATAACCTTTATTATAATTTCCAAACTCACTATCGTCTGCAACCCATATACTCAGTACATTAGGATCAGTAATCTCTTGGAAAACCTCCACGCCACTTACTATAGCATTGAACACATTTGATACATTTGTTGCAATTGCTGTAATTGTTTTGGCTGTTATGCCAATAACACTATTTGCAGTACCTGCACCTATTACTAGTGTACTATTTGTACTGGTTAGCTTTAATCTGTTGTTGCTATTGCTTGCTGTTACGCCACTGATTGTTGCTGTATTAATTTTGTCTACAATATCGTTAATACCAAGAGCCACACCACTAGTACTTGTTGATGTACTCGCTGGAGTCACACCTTGTGTTAAACCAATAACACTATTTGCAGTACCTGTTCCAATAAACAGATTTGCAAGGTTACAGTTTATCTGTAGTAAATTTGTATTAGCACTATTAATCTGCGCCGTAATTCCTGTAATGTTAGCATTATTAATCTGTGAAACTACTTGTGAAATAGTTAAGTTAGGTGTACTTGTAGTAATACTACTTGTTGCCGCAATAGTTTCTGTAACACTACTAAAGCCTACATCACTGTTTGCTGTGCCTGCACTAATTACAAGACTATATGCAACAGTAGGTGTACTTGTAGTTTTTGTAATCCTTAAAAAATTACTGCTTGCACTTGCAGTAATGTTAGCAATTCCTGCGGCTGTAATCTTGTTGACTATATCACTAAGTGAATATGTTTTGAACACTGTCGAACTTTGTGTTGTTACCACAGTACTATTTGTAATAGTTACAGTTGGATTAGCAATTAGATATGTTTTAACGGCTGTGATATATGCTCCAGAGGCTATAGCTGTTTGTGTTGATGTTATATCACTACTTGGTATTACAGTAGATCCACTTAGTACTGCTGACGCTACATAACTATTTCCAGTTTTAGCATTTATTAATGCTACATCGCTGGTAATTAAACTGGCTAGTTGTGTTGCATAACTTGGACTAGTATTGTACAAGGCAAGTGTTTGTGTCATATTAACACCTGCATCACTAACACTAAAATATGTTGTTAAAAATGTTGCCCAAGCACTACTGTTATTTGCACTAATGTAAGCAACACGTAAACTTTCTAATGCGGCTGATCTGTTTGTAGCCAGTGTGGTAACATTACTAAAACCATTGGCATTGAATGCATTCTCAAATGCCGCTTGTAATGTTACGTTTGATGTACTGCTTACTGTATCATTGAATGTCACTGTTGTACCATCAATTATCAAAGTTTTTGTTGCACTTCCTACAAAACTTGGGTTACTCACTGTGCCTGTTTTTACAATGTTACTATAATTTGTTGTGGACACTGTATTGGCAAATGTAATTGTTTCTGCAAGCACACTATTTTCTCCAAAGATCAGTGTACTACCATGTGTAACTACGTTAGATGTTACAATATCCTGTGTTCCGATTTTGTTAATAACACCTAATGCTGTAGTTGTTGAAGTTTTTGTTAAGCTCACAGTATTATTATCAATTACAATTGTCCCGCCACTTGCAGGTACAACCGGAAGTGCAACTGCGCCTATTAGCTCAATTGATTCATTAGCACTGCTCAATCCTGAATATCCTTTAGGATCAATCATTTGATACGCTTTACCTTGATAAATTATCTTATCGTTGAACTTATAGCTTTTATCAGGTTCCCAATAATTAGAAAGTTGCCAGTCTCCATCAAAGCTATAAACACTTTTTGTCGGAGTAGGAAATGATAACATATCTTCTCTTTTTAATACTCTGAAGTCTGTTTCACTGGTTAGCGGTAATCCTGCTTTAATGTAGTCATTTGCAAATACATTTTCTTCTGTAATACTGTTATTATCATAAGTGTTTACTGCTCTTGTTGTAAAATTACTACCAGGTGTACCTGTCACTATCAACGGACTATTTAAATCTATATCAATGGACAGGTCAGTTAATACATCATACTTCTGAGTATCAAAAAATCTAACAGGTTGTGGACTAGTTACTACTAAGTCAGGTGTAATTTCAAATTCTAAAGTTTCTCTGGATCTCGTATCACCAAAGTCACCTAATCTAACTGCCCATTCTTCATGTAGTTCTCCAGTAGCATCTGCATCAAAAATACCTTTGTTTCTTAAAAATGAATCTAGTGCATGCCTAGTACCTTTGTACTTGTATGAGCCTTTGACCAACTCGAACAATGAATCATCTTCTATGTCTAAGTTTTCAGCCCATGTTGGTTGATTATATCCAACATTGAATCTAGCTACATTACTTTTTTGTTTATCCGAAAGTGTTTTTGTTTTGCCAAAATATTCATCAGCTTGTCCAGCTAAACTATCAAAGTTTGGAATAATAGTATCGTTGTTAACTATAAATCCAGGACTATATAATTTTCCGTTCCAGTCTTTTGTTCTACTACCTTGCCATACAATTCTAGTGTGTCGTTGTCCTATAATAGGATCATACAAAACATCACTAAAGTCAGTAATACTGTCAAACACAATTATATGTTCTATTTCAGTTTTGTAAAGTCTTAAACCATAAACTTCAGTAGCACTTGTTTTTGTTTTGAATACAGTATCACTATCTGGAATCATTAAGTTTCTATTTACAATTAGATCATTTGACGATATTCTCTTACCCAAAGAATCGTTTATATTAAACACGCCATCATATTTAGAATCTAAATTATCAAAATATCCACTGTGACCATCATTTACAATTATAGAATTTGCATTAGGAATTAGATATAACTTGTCTGCACTATCGCCGTTTGCCCATGTAATAAAATCAACTCCTAAACTTTTCCAATCTTGTGGGAAGCCTAAGCCATTTAGATAGTTACCATAACCTAAAATAAAGTTATAAGTGTCTTGAATAGTTGTGATGGTAGTGTTATAATTTAATTGACTGATTGATGTCTCAAACCCAGTATATCGATTTACAGTTATATTGTCAATGGGCACTGCAATTACACTACTGTTTGAATCAGACTTATTATAGTTGAAATAATAATTGCTATTGTCGTAGCCTGATATTTTATATCCTGACGATACTTTTTCAAGTATTATACCGCCGTAAAAATATTCTCTGCTAGGCTTGCTGTTGTACAAAATTGTTTTGTAATTTTCTTCTGGAACTACAACTCTTCCTTTGTCTTGACTGCTTTCTAAAATAAATTTTTGATTGTTGTTTACAAATCCACCAGCTTTGATAATTGGAGAATATTTCATTTTGTCCAATCTAACTCTGATATCAGCTGACGAAGTTGCTTCTATTCTAGCATATTCAATCATTGCGTTTTGCAAACCTACATGATATTCTATATGATTATCAGCAATATAAGCATCGATTACAGCATTGCCCGACACTGTTACTGTAGGACTATTATAATAGTTACTGCCTGTATTGGTTATACTAACACTCTTCACACTTCCATTTTCAATAAATGCTGACATAGTAGCGTCAGATCCAAAGTTATCATTAATGGTTATTGTTGGAGCACTTGTATAGCCAGTTCCAGCTGAAACTATTCTTACTAGTTCAACTATTTTTCCTTGTGATTGTTCCCCTGACAGATTAACTGTTTTGAAACTTGTTAGTTTATTGTCTTTGTTACTAACTATAATTGGTTTATCAAATTTAGTTGTTGCATTGTTTACATTTTTCTCAACTCTATAATTAGTTGAAAAATAATCGTTTAGTGCAATCAAAGGTCTAGTTTTTAAAAGTGCGAGAAAGCTAACAATTTTATACTCACTAGTACTTCTCCATTCTGCTTCGACTGGTCCCCAATCACCATAAGCAAAATCTTTGGATCGTTCTGCCGCACTTGGTGTACCAACAACGTTAGCTGTGTCTGGATCATTTAGCACACCAGCATTAGTAACCAAAACATTATTTGCCCAGTCATAACTGTTGTAACTGTAATTAATATCAAACACATCATTGGTACTAGGATCACTGACTTTACCATATTTTAATGCTGTGATTAATGCACTTCTTTTAGTTGCATTAGTCCAACTATAATTACTATCCCACCAAGTTGGTTTTTTACTATAGCCCATCATTTTCCAAGGGTGTGTATGAGGCTTATCTGTATTAAAGAAATAATGATATATTCCTCTCCAACCACCTATGTTTGGAGTAACACTACTATAGTTCCAAGTAAATTTGTCACCGCCGCTATAGTATGAAGTAGCATTATATCCAGACTTGTTGTTTTTAATACTCCATTTATTATATTCACTTTTTATAGAGTCTTGTACTTCAGCCCAACTATATCTGTCTGCCCTATGTGCGTTAGGACCATATGTTGAAATATTTTTTACATCATCATGTTTTATGTTTAAGTTATTAAAAATTCTACATTCTAAATCATATATTACTGCATCTTCTGGACTAAATCCTGCACGAGATCTGTCGTATAATTCAGTACCTTTCCTGATGTGTACGCTACCGTCATGTGCTATTATAACATTAGTATTTGCTGTGCTATTACTATCTATACTATAATCTGATCTTAATTCAGGATTATGAGGTTTAATCATACCTAGCTTTACTGCACTGCTAGGAACAAAACTTAAACTGTCACGCTTGTACCATCTGACATGTGCTCTTGCAAGCCCGTCTGATGGATATGTAATTGTAGTTGTGATAGTTACTTTATTGCTTGCTAGAGTATAGTCTATTCCTTTAACTAAACTTCTCCATCTTTTGTTTCCTAAACCATCAGCATCATTTACCCAAACTTGTATATGATTCTGGGAGTCTTGATATGTGTTAACGCTTTGTGGTAAATCAAAAACTTTTGTAGCTGTATTTGTAAACGAAAAGTCTTCACTGGTGAATTCTTTAAACATTGCCATATCGCTTCTGGCAAATGCACTATCTTTATTACTACCTAAACTTAATGCTTTTAAGGTCTCGTCGGTTAATTCGTGAACACTTTTTGAAATGTCCAAAGACTTATTTAATTGTACAGCTTTTTGTTTAAACTTTTGCAAGAATAATGAATAGTTGTTACTTGCATGTTTAACACTGCTAATAATATCAGTATCTTTATCCATCATTGTTTGATTCAACATTTCAGTTGAATAAGGCTGTTGCCTAATTGTTCCACCAAATTCATGTACGTGTGCTAGATTGCGATAGTTGTTTACGCCAAAATAATTTCCAGTAAACCCTGGTATAGATTCCATTTGGTTACGCATATGTTCAATTAAATCTCCAAAGCTAACTTTTGTCATTGTTGTGTTCTGCGGATTTAACGTTTGTACGTCAGCAACTTGTTGATCACCTTCAGCCGTATCACTGTAAACATTATGTGTATAATATTCAACTTCGTACTTGTCATTTTCAGATAAGCCTCCTGTTATGGTGAGTATATTACCAGATATTGTATAATTTGTTACTTCAGAACCGTTGTTATAAACTTTTACAGTTGTATCATTTGCTACTGTATTGAAATATATAATACCATAATTGGTTGGCGAAGCCTTTATTCTATATTTTATTTCACTAACAGTTGGATTAGTAATTGCAATAGTAAACTCATCTCCTGAACCAGCATTTCTTGTATAGCCGCCAGCTATAGCAGTTCCGTCTGTGTTTACAAATTCTATTTCAGCTTGTGGAAATTGTGTTTTAATTGTGTATGTTGTATTAGTATTCCAAAACAATTCAGGCATAGTGCCGTTGATATCGTTGAGATTATTCTTTAAACTAGTGGTTTGCTGTGACTTAACATTATACAACCCATTAAACTTTGTAAAAGTGTAACATCTATCATTGTTATAAGTTCCGTAACCTAAATCAAAATTAAGTGCTTGTGTAGCAGTTTGTTTGGTTACTGTTTTTCTAATTAATCTTTTAACTGGTTGTCCATTTCTTACTAGTGACCAACCATTGAAAGTTTTGTTGTTAAAATCTTTAAACAAGTAATAACCTTTGATCTTTTGTCTAGACTTTTGATTATTAGTATTGCTATCAGTGTAATATATTTCATTTGTTAAGAAAGGCATTTCAAAATTTAAACCTGGACTATTTCCATAGTCAACATAGTCAGGTGCAAATCCTAATGCATCATCTACTGTGTTTGCTAAATTTTTACTGTAGTCAAATAGTGCTAGTCCTTGACTTTCGCTCTGTGGATATAAACTAGTGTCATTCAATGATACTCCGTTGATATCAAATAGTGTAACATTCATTGCAGTACTTTTTGCTAGCTTTTGTTGACCATATACCCAAGCTGTTCCATTCCAATATATTTCACTACCACTGTATGGTTTGTTTACTGTTAATAAGTCACTGCTAGCTGTAGGATCAGTGTTAAATGTTTCTCTTCCATTGAGTATAACTATCTTATCATTTGTATTAATAGCAGTACTACTAGGGCCAAAAATTTCTGTCAATGCAATACTAGTTCCAACACCAGATACTTTGTAAATTTTATTATCATATGCTGAGTTAGCTGTGTCTACAAAAAGAAATTTGTCGCCGTTTTCAATTTCACGTGGTGTAATATGGCTCCAATATTCGTTGTTCTCTCCATGTATAGGATTCTTTGGTTCTGTATGACTTTGCACACATTCGTAATACCTTCTAAGAATGTTAGGACTAGATCCAACATCAACATAAACATATGCACCTTTGGTGTATCCTGCATAAGCACTTGCCCACGCTGTTGATCCTTGAACGTTCCAAGTAAATTCTGTTTTCCCAACTATTCCTGTTGCAGGATTAAAGTTAGATCCACCATACACAAAATTTACATAATCAATATGATTCTGACCAAAATTATATTTTTGGAAGTTGCCTTTATATTCAATGATTGGTCTTACTGCTCTTATTTTATCTAACACATAGTCAGTAAAATTTAAGCTAGTGTCAAATTCTGTAATAGCTTTAATTGTATCTTCATGCACCCATAAATTACTTCTTGCCCATGCACTTTGATCTTTACTATATCTCTGTTCAACTACATAGTCTCTAGTGGTCATCACATATTCTTTAAAGTCATATGGGTCTAAATCAAAGCCGATACCAACTTCATCAAACCCAACAGGTTCTTGACTACTGTACATAGTATGATTTAACCAAACACGATCTCCGTCTAAGAAGTAAGAGTCTGGACTTGCAAAATGTTTAGTAAGTTTAATGCCTCCACTGTCACCTACGTTATCAACTATGTAAATGTCTCCAACTGCATAATCTCCGCTAGTACTGTGAGCATAAAAGTTACGTATTTTAACTGTATCACCATTTGCAGGCGCATTTGTAAAAGTAACAACGCCTGAACTACTGTTATAGGTATAGTCTACGTTTACAGTTTGTAATATAGTATTTTTATAAACTTTTACAGTGCCTGTTGTAATTGCAACCGAAGATGTAAATACCTTGTTTGTGTTGCCACTTTGAGTAAATTTATCCAGTACAGTTGAATCAAACATAATTCTCATACCGTTTTGCAATGTAAGTGTGTTACTTGTGCTTAGTGTCGGAGTAGTATATGTTACTGAATTTACTATTTTATCAATATCAATTATTGCACTGCTTGTTGGTTTAATACTCACGTGCGGTACTGTATCCAAAGCCCAATAATACTTGTGATAGTTTATAAACATATCATAGTTTATGGGAAGGTCTAAAGTATATCCTTTTTCATCAAATACTTTGTTATGGTTATTCATATTAACTTCATTAAATTTTAATTGATTAATCAAATCATCATAAGGCATTACTTGTGAGATATTATTGCTTTTATCAACATTTACTAAACTAGGTGTAAATTGATATGGATCACTGTCTCGGTTATCAGCAATGTAGTTGTCTACTGTTGTATTTTTATTAAACTTAGATCCCACATAACTCTTTACGGGTTGTAAACTACCTGTTGATAAAAGTTGATCAAGTGTAGTATCAATGAATCCTTTGTTTATGTCTGTTCTGAAAATCTCAGGAAGAAAACTAGAAATGTCTCTAGTACCCGTATATTTTTTACTGTCGCCAGGATTGGTGATTAAAGGAGCTATATTAGGATTTGCTTTGCGTTCGCTCATTAGTAACCTCCGCTCGACATACCAGTTGAAGTTAACAATCCTGAAGTACTCTCTCCAATAGTAGTACTATTTCTTGCTACACTTTTAGTAACTGTAATATTACTAGTTTTAATTACTGGTAGAAATAATTCATCACCGTTTGATGTAATCTCAAATAAGTCTGTTGTATCATCTGTATTTCCAACTGGTTGTATTGTTACTTGACTTATTTCACCAATCATATTATTGTGTATATAAGCCGCCATTTCTGTAAAGTAGAAATCTTCACCGAAGTCCCAATTTTCTATACTAAAATATTGTGTAATAAGTTGTATAATATTTTGTTTAATTTCTGTATCACTCATTGAACTGTTGCTTGTTTTAGTTACATTAAATCTAGCTTGTAGTTCGCTGTCAGCAAGATCACCAAATAGTATCTTGTATTTTACAGGTCTGTATATTACTTGGTCACTAATTGCTTTTTTAGATTCTAACGTACTAAACAAATTGGTTAATTCGTTTATTGTTGGGCTGTTGGGTTTTGTTTCTATTCTACCATCATAATTAGCCCAAATTCTAAAGTCACTGTCATAACTTTGTAATAGTACATATGTATCAATAATGTTTGTAATTGCAGGATCAATTACATTATCAACATCACTTATTCTATTATATTGAGTATGCAAGTCTGCTCTACCATTTACTATGGTTGATCCATTTGAATCATATACTGTATAATTAAATCCGTCGACTGTTTTTGTTCCTAGCTTAATAGTCTCTCCACGCAGAATAGCATTAAAACTTTCTGGATTGGTTGGATAGTTTCCATTATCTGGGCTAGACAATGTGACTCTTACTTTGTAAGGGTCTGTATACCCGTCTTGATATGTAATATATCCAAATGTGTTAAAGGTATAATCAGCGCCTAGTGGTGTAGGATCATTGGGAGTAAGTTTGTTAATACTTAAAACTTTAAGTGTATCTTTTAAAGGTTTCCTTGTTTCACTACTAAATGATTCATTAAAATTTAAATTACCAAATTTTAACTTTTGTGTGCTTCCAAATACCAATTGTGTTCTTCTTGCTAATACTTCCCATTGGGTGCTTGAATAATTTAGTCTGATTAGCCAACTGTTATCTCTTCCAGTTTGTGCATTATCGGCTTCATAAAGTCTACTCCAACTAGCTACACTGTTGTTGGCAATTGTACTTGCAGGTAAATTTGAACTTGAAATTATTTGCCAAGACTGACTAAGACTATTGTATCTTAGGGCAAAACTTTCTTTTGAATCTATTTTGCTTAACACAGAACTTTTAACTGTACTATCAAAGTCTTTTTGTAATATTGGAACAATCCTACGCACTCTACTAGCACTGTTTACAATGCCACTTAGCACAATAGCACCTTTTCCTGCATTGTCTAAACCTGTTGGTGATCCACTAGCGTCATCATCTCCTAGTCCGTCTTTGTATATTTTATCAATCTTCACCCATTTAGTTTCTGCAAAAGCAACACTAACACTGGCAGATGCATTTGATCCGCCGCCGCCTGTGATTGTTACAACTGTATTTGCATTATATCCGCTACCAGAATTAGTTACTGTGATTGATGTGATTTTGCCACTTGCAACTGTAGCTGTAGCTGTTGCACCAGTACCTGCACCGCCAATAGTTACTGTTGGCTGACTTGTATAGCCAGAGCCTTCATTTACTATAGTAATAGTATTAATATAACCCATCTTGTAAGGCGCACTAATAAACTCTACTAGACCACCTAAGCTGGCTTTTCTTAAAGCATTTGTTTGTACAAGTCCAACTCTTTGAATATAAGGTCCAGAACCAGTATTGAGCGTAAAGTATCCACTTGAACTGGTAGCTCCTTTGGTAATTTGATTCCATCTAAAAACATTAGTTTCGTCGTTGGTAGTTGCATTAGCTGATGTAATGCTATCGGTTGTGTCGTTAAAATCTGTTGTTGGGCTGTAACCAGCACTCGAATATCCTTGTCTATTGTAATAGAAGTTTTTAAGCTCTTCGTTACTTAACAAAGGTAAAATATATTTGTTGTAAAGTTGTTCACTTGTTAGTGTGTTTGGTAGTGTAATTAAACTACGATTTGTTATATTGTTCTCATAGATATATCCATCATCGGCGTACATGGTTGCATCATTATAAGTTGCTGTAGGATCATACAAGTCTCTGAACCTACTATGTCCACTGTGTACTCTATTAACACTTTTAATTTTAGCAATATTTTCACTAACTGTAATTGGGAATATACTATAGTCTTCAGCGGTAATCATTCTATCTTGTGTTGCAAAAAATCTAGGTGCATTAACTTTAATACTATCTAAACTTTCTCTTTCACTTGCATTTGAAACTTTGTCTTTTAAACTACATGTTAGTGTAGCAGTGTGAATGTTACCATCTACTCCGACATAATCAAACAAAAGAGAAGTATTTCTAAAATTATTAGGATCAAGTGAATAAGTTGAATTTAATCCAACTCTGTACCATACTCTGATTATTCCTCTTGGTATATTGCCAAATGCACCATCACCAAAAACAATACTAATTTGATCGTTTTCTCTACTAGCGACTGAATATATGTTTCTAATATTATTACTAGTAGCATTAAAAATAGTGCTTGCACCAAATTGTCTATCTACTCTTGTCCAGTTCTGTTGTACTTGTCCTACTTCGTCGATGTTTTGTACCCATACTTGACCGTTGGCAACATTTTCAACATTTATATCTAATACAATATTAGGCAATCCTTCAGTGATATTAAAATCTTTATACTCTAATGTACCTTGTTTAAAGCCAACAAAGAATCCTGTATTTGAACTAGTGTTACCACTGTTGTCATCTTTATACAGTAAGTCAACAACACTGTAAGGATCAGGTGTCTTTTCTGCTAGTGTGTTAGTAGTTGTATTTGCACTTACACTGTGAAAACTAAAAGTAGCACCTCTATTGTTTACTTGATTGTCAAAGTTTCTTACAGCAATATTATTAACACTATTGGTTCTGTAAATTTCGTTAGTAACACCAGCACTTGTAAATTTACTAAACGGACTGCCAAATTGACTACTAGTTTGAAATATGCTATTCATAATAGCTAAAAAGTTTTGATAGCTATTTGGATCTGTTGTGTCATCAAATTGTACAGTGGTATTTGCTAAACTATTTCCTAACGAATCAAATACTGATTCTGTAGTAAAAATACTTTCAATTTTTAAATATCCACTAGCTACAACGTTTCTAGTAGGGTTATATCCTAAAAATTCAGCAATACGTAATGCACTCTCTCTGCGTTCAGCTGTACTTAAAAAGTTCTCTCTGCTTGCTAGGTCTGATCTAAATGCTAAGTTATGTCCTAAAAACGACATAAGTTCTATCAAACTTACAAATTCACTTGAATTAATCCAGTCATTATAATTTTCTGGATAATTCCTATTAATATAATCAACCATTGCGTTACGTATAGTTTCATAATCATATGCTTGAAAATTTGCTTCACTGAAACTTTCGTATACTACACTAAAATCTTCTGCAGAAAATAAACTACTTTGTCTTGCGCCTTGTGCCATTATTCTTCACCTGTAAATCTAAGAAACAGTTCTTCCGCTGTTCCTGTGTCAATATATTCCATCCGAACCTTAACCTCAATGCTATGGTCATCTGGTTTATCAACTAATGTTTCTAATACTTTCCATCTCGGATCATTGTTAACTATAACATCAACATCTTCTTGTGCGGCAGTAATTGTAGTTAAGTCATTGGGTTCAAAAACTAACTCTGGAAGTATACTTCCAAATTCAGGATTCATAACACGTTCACCTTTACGAGTATTAAAGTGATTCATTAAATCACGCCTAGCGATGTCGATGTCTTCTAAACTACGACTTCCGATTGTCTCGCCTATACTGCTATATCCTACATAAGTTGCCATACAAGTATTTATTGTAAAATTAAATGCTAAGTTTATATTTTAATAGATGTTTCAATAATATCGTTATTGGTAAGAGATTTAGTTATTGTAAGCTGATTAGCACTGCCTGTTGTGCCTAAAGTATAGTCAAATAGGTGTTGTATTATAGATCCGTTTACCTTTACCTGCAATTTTTCTACTGGTGTCATACTTGGTTGGCTAATTAACGTAAAAATACTAGAGCCACTGTATGTAAATGACTGTTTACTAATTGTTTTACTATACTTGTTAGCAATATCTCTTTTTATACTTTCCGGAGTAAATGGCAAAAATTTAAGTGTTTCAGCATAATATGCAAATCTGGCACGTTTTAGTTCTGCATCATTTAATAGAAATTTTTCATTTTGGTCACGCATATGATGTATGCCGTTTGTTCTCATCCAAGTTCTATTTTTATTTTTACCATAGTCTGCTAATCTTAATACTGTACTTGCTTTAATACACTTTAATTGGTTAATACTACTGCGTCTAATCATACTAGCTACAGTATCTAAATCGTCATTGAGTATACTATCTAACATAGTGTAAGTGCCTTCGACGGCTTCGACATAAAATAATTTTCCAGTAATCCAATGATAAAGTATAAGTCCGTCATACACACTTTGACTTATCTTTGTTATTGGACTTCTTTGCAGTTGATTTTTAACTATTCTTTGCTGTTCATTGAAAATAGTAGTCCATTGATCAAATGATTGTTGTTCTGTTAGCCCTGTAGTTACTGAACCTTCTCCGTATGCTGTTTGAGTATATCCTTTGTATCTTGCAAAATTTAATGCAACCAGTTTGCAATTATCACTAGCATTTACATTTTCAACGTCATTTTTTGTTGAATACAAATTATTATCAGCAACTGTGAAATCTTCCCAAACAGTTTGAAATCGTTGTTCTACAGAAGTAAGGTTAGACATCAGAACGGGCCTCCATTTCTAGGATTTTTATTTTGATCAGGCTGAGAAAATCCGCCAACTTGTGTACTATTTGTTTTAGGATTTTTAGGAGCTGAGTTACTATCGTTTAAAACCTTAGTCATATCTATATCTTTGCCAGTTAACAGTGAATCACTACTAGCACTACTAGGTACATTAATTTGTTCTTGTGAGTGTCCACCATAAGGTTCAGCTTCTGGTACTCTCCCAGTAATACTTTGTTTAACTGTTCTATTAGATGTAATATTGTTGTTTGTAGTTTTAGTTGCCGCAGTAGCTGGTGGACCGTTCAGATCAATTAAACCTTCTGTACTAACTCTGACATTGCCAACTGCTTTAAGATGTTGATTTAAATCTGTTGTAAGTTTTATATCTTTAGCACTGTGCAAATTAAATTCACCTGTTGCTGTTTCAATTTTAATTCCGTCTGTGCCTCTGGCTTTCATATTAATAGCATCTGCATCTAGTGAAAAGTCACCTCCTACATGTAGATTCATTTCATTCTCAGTGTGCATACAGATGTCAC